TGCTAGAACATATCAAGCCACAGGTAAATATACTCAATTTAAAGTTGATAGTATTCCTCATAGACAATTTAGACGTAGAGAATGTGATAGACGACGTAATGGTTTTTCTGCTCCTTGTTGGCAAAATCCAGATGGAAGTATAGAAGATGTTTGGATAACAGGTGGTCATTATAATTTTCTTAATTATACTCGTATGGAGCGCACAGATGAATCATCTGTTATTGTTACTGAACATGGGGCTACTGCTAAAAAGATTTATAGTTTTCCTAGTTTTATTGATGCTCAATTTTGGACTTGGCAAATTATAGAATTTTGTAGACGTAATGGTTTACATCTTATTATTGATAAAACTCGACGTGGAGGTTTTTCTTATATTATGGCTGCTGATAGTTCTAATGAAGTTAACTTATCTAAGCATAAAGTTGTTATTCATGTTGCGGCTGATAATAAATACTTAATTAAACAAGGTGGTTTAAGTGACTTTGCTGTTAATAATTTAAAGTTCTTTGAAGAAAAGACTCCATTTAAAAGAGGTATATATAGTCCTACTACTGATAGTTTTAAACTTGGTTATCGTATGAAAAATGGAGTTGAAGCTGATGATAGTTGGTCTAGTTCTCTTTTAAGCGTTAGTGCTAATAATAATCCAGACTGTGCTATTGGTAAAGATGCTGTTACAATTAAAGTTGAAGAGTTATCTACAATGCAGAATTTTGATGAGTTTATGAATGTAACTGAACCTACAATGACTGTTGGTACTCGTACTACTGGTACTCTTATGGCTTGGGGAACTGCTACTGCTGCTAATATGCAAATATTTGAACAAAACTTTTATAATCCTAGAGCATTTGGATTTATGCACTTTGAAAATGTTTGGGATAATGATGCTCGTAATGAAGTTTGTGGATTTTTTAAATCTTATGCTTGGGGTCTTGAAGGGGAAATAGATGGAGTTAAAGGATTTGATGAAGATGGAAATAGTAATCTACGAATAGGGCTTCAGCTTGCTGCACGAGAAAGAATTGAAAAGAAAAAGACTGCTAAGACTTTTGCAGAATATCTTAATTATCTTGGTCAGCGTGCTTTATTTCCTGCTGAATCTTTTAGTAGTGCTAGTGAAAATATATTTAGTAGTGAAGCTCTTAATAAGTTTGAAGATAAACTTCGAGTTGATAATAGTTATAAGTTTTATACTGATGGTGAACTATTTGAAGATGGAACTAAAAAGATTTATTTTAAATCTAATGCTCGTATAAGAATTGAAAATCCTGATATGAAAACTTATGATTATATTCAAGGAGTTCCTAGACGTGGTAACGAAGACCCTCATGGTTGTATAAGAGTTTGGTTTGCTCCTGAATATGAAGAAACATATATTGGCGATAGGCTTATAAGAAGTATTCTTCCCGGTACTTATGTTGCAATTTATGACCCTGTTGGTATTGATAAAGATAAAAAAGAAATTACTGATAGACATTCTCATAATAGTATATTTGTTATTGAAATGCCTAGAGAACGTAATGGATTTAAACCTAAATTATGTGCTGCATATTATGGGCGTACTGAAAGACTAGAAGAAGCTGATGAAAAGTTTTATCGACTATGTAAATGGTATAATTGTATTGGTACTGGACTTGTAGAAATAAATCGTGGTGAAACTGTTTCTAATTTTCGTAAGTGGAAAGCTACTAAATATCTAGGTTATGAACCTTTATATGTTTGGGATTCTGCTGTTAAAGAAAAAGTTAGTACTAGTTATGGTTATAATATTGGTAGCGGTCCTAAGAAACTAGATGGTCTTCGACTTCTTAAAGAGTTCTTATATGAAGTTATTGGTAAAAATGAATTTGGAGAAGATATTTATGTTTTTGAAAGATTTCTTGATTATCAAACAATTCTTGAACTTAAAAAGTTTAATGCCGAAGGTAACTTTGACCGTATATCTAGTCTTATACTTTTAGGTATATATTGGAAGTCTATTGATATTAAAGGTAAACGAGAACTTGCTAGTCGTAAGAAAGTTACAGAAGATAATGATAAAACAGATATTTTTAATAGACAATGGTTTTAAGATTAAACAAATAAAGATATGTATAATTTTGGTAGACTTGATTTTCCTAATCAGCATGTTAGTTATGCTGAAAAACAAGAAGTTGATTGGTATGCTAAGTGTTGTGATTATGTTATAGAAGCTGGTATTGCTTGTAAAGCTGATTTTAATGTAGAAGAAAAGTTTAATATTCTTCTTGGTAATATTCCTAGAGAATATTATAGAAAAACTCTTAATCCTTATAATGAGAAAGATGAAAATCTTACTCGTTTTCCAGCTACTATGCGTAATTATGATATGATGAAAGGTATTATTAGAAGATATATTGGTGAATACATTAAAAATCCACATGATTTTATTGTTGGAGCTAATAATCCAGAAGTTGTATTTGCTAGAGATGCTGAACTTGGTAAACAAATTATGATGCTTGCAGAACAAGCCGTTGCTAAGAAAATACAAGAAAGTTATATGCAGTTTGTTAATGAAGGTAATAATCCTGAACAATTTAATCCTGAACAAGCTGTTGATATTGAAGCTTTTATTAAAGAATTTAATGAAAATTTTATTGATGATATTAGTGCACAAGGACAAGATTTAATTAATGTTATTGATGACCTTACTGATGCTTTTACTATATACGCTAGAGCTTATTTTGAATTTGTTGCTTTTGGAGCTTGTTATACATATAGAGATGTTGTAGGTAATCAATTAATTAAACGTGTTGTTAGTGTTAGAGATGCTTTTCCTGTTTCTAACGATAATATGTTTGCAGAAGATTATGATATGTTTGCTGAACGTCGTATGTTGACTAAACAACAAATTATAGATGAATTTTATGAATATCTTTCTGAAAAAGAACGTGAAGCTCTTGATACATATTATCAATATAGTGCTACTACTTCTAGCGATAAAGCACTTTTAAATTGGGATAAATATATGTATTATTTTGGTGATATATGTAGTAAATTTAATAAAGATGATTTGCAATATATTAAGAACACTAATATAATGGCTCGTGATGCTAATAATGGTTTATTTGAAGTTTGGCATACTGTTTGGAGAGGTGAAATAAAAGAAGGTATTCTTACATATAGTAATGGAGCATTTGTTACAACAAGAATTGTTAATGAAACTTATCAGCTTAACCCTGCTGGTGGTGATATTAGTATTGAATGGGTGTGGCGTCCACAAGTTTATGAGAGCGTTAGAATTGGTTCTCGTGCTACAAGCATATATCCTTATAAGGCTCGTCCTATTGCTTATAATAGGAATGGTAAACTTCCTTATAATGGTATTGCAGAACTTCTTCCCGGTTTTGGAAGATTTAGTATTGTAGATACAGTTATTCCTTATCAAGTATTTCGTAATATAGTTTCTTATCATAGAGAAATGGCTATTGCTAAAAATAAGATGAATGTTCTTATGATTGCTAAATCTCTTCTTGGTAAAAAACCTGCTGAAACTATATATCGTATGGCTGCTGATGGAGTGCTTTATATTGATGATGAAGATGATGCTAATCTTGTTAAAGCACAAAGTGTTCGTTATCTTGAAAGTCGTATGAATAATTATATTACTGAACTTGGACAACTTATTCAAGAAATTGAACAGACTGCTAAAATGGAATGTGATATGACTCCACAACGTTATGGAGAAATTGCTAATAGTGCTGGTAAAGGAGTTACTGATGAAGCAGTTATTCGTGGAAGTATGGGTTCTGTTATTATTGAATTTATATTTGATAAAATGAGAGAACGAGATTATCAAGCTGAAATGGATTATACTAAACTTGCTTGGATTGATGGTCTTAATACTTCTTATAAAACTAAAGATGGTGATATTAAATATTTAAGTCTTGATGTTAATAGTCATATATTTGCCAATTATATTGTTACTTGTAAAACTTCTGTTAAAGAACGCGAGAAACTTGAACAATATAAACAGCTTGCATTTAGTGCTGCTCAGAATGGTAATATGGATATGGCTAATGCTGCTATACGTGGAGATAATGTTGCTCAAATTAGTAAACTTATTGATAAGTATCAAAATATTCAACGTGAGCATGAACTTGATGTTGAACGTGTTTCTCAACAAACAGAACAACTTCGTCAAGAATTTGAACTTGCTAAGATTGATAGAAAAGCAGAACAAGATAGAGAAACTATTAGAGTTGAAAAATATCTTGATGGTCAAATTGAAGCTATGAAAGCAAATGCTAATATTATGAGTTTTGATAATGGTCTTAGTAATGCTGAAAAGAGTCAAGCTGAAGAACGTATGGAAAATGCTAGACTTAATCTTGAACGTAGTAAACTTAGTTTAGATGCTCAAAAGACTTCTGTTGAAGCACAACTTAAAGAAAAAGAATTAGCTGTTAAACTTAAAGAAAGTGATGATAAAGTCAAGATTGCAAAAACGAATAAAAATCGTTATGATAGTAAAAGTAAATAATCGGCTGTACTTCTAAATTTTGTTCATAATAGGGCTGGACTTGCTTGTGAAAGTAGGTTCAGCCCATTTTCATTTTTATTTACATCACATGAGCCATTTTAAGCTCATTCTAAGCACTTTATTCATTTCGTGATAGATTAATCATTATGATAAAATTTGATTCATACACGGCTTTTCTGAAAGCGACAGGATAGGTTATCAGTAATAAATATCCTAGTTAGCAATAGTATGTTAGTCGGCAAATCGGCTTAAAGGTGAACATATTTTAACGATACAAGTAAAACTCATATTATTATTATAGTTTATATTTGTGATATAGTAATTAATTAAAAACAAAGAGTTATGCCTAATTTTGATAGTTTTGGTTTTAATGGTGAAACATCTAATGGTGATGGAAAACCTACTGACGACATTACAGACCTTGATACAGGTAAAACAGGGCAGTTAGATGCTGATGGTAATTCTATTGATGATATTACTAATAATGGTAATGGAGATGGGAATAGCGATTCTAATGCTAATAAAGATAACCAATCTTCATCCTCCACGGGGGGTAAGCCTAATGACAAAGCGAATGACGATGATGCTGAACACGGTTTAGAAGAAGGTACTATTATCGAAGATGGAGATAATAAATATACTGTTGATAAAGACGGTAATCTTATTGACGATAAAGGTAATATCTTTAAAGCTAAAAACGAAGTTGCTGCTTATCTTAAAGAATTTGAAGTAGAAGATACTAAAGAAGAAAATACTATTGATGTTAAATCAATTCAAGAACTTGTAGGTGTTTCTGTTACTTCAGAAGATGGTAAACCAGTTGCTTTTGAAAATACTCCTCAAGGAGTTGCAAGTTATATTCAATCCGTTATTGATTTAAAACGTGACGAATTTGCTCAAGCTGGTGTTAATAAGTTATTTGAAGATTATCCTATCGTTGGTGATTTTCTTAATTATTATGTTGCAAATGGTAATTCATTTGAAGGCTTTGGTGAACTTCGAGATAGAAGCGGTATTGAAGTAGATGAAAATAATGTAAGTCAACAAGAAGCTATTGTTCGTGAGGCGTTTAAGGAATTTAATCGTCGTGGTAATGTTGATAAGTATATTCAATATCTTAAAGATAGTAACGAACTTTTCAATGTTGCTAAAGAAGAACTTGAAGCTCTTCAGAAAGCTGATAACGAAATGCGTGAAGCTAATGCTAAAGAAGCTATGCGAGTTAAAGCAGAAGAAGAGAAACAACTTGTGGAATTTTGGAATGGAGTTAAAGAATGTATTGATAAACGACAAATTGCTGGTTATCGTATTCCTGAAACTGTTATTATTGAACGTAATGGAAAACAAATTTCTACTACTCCAGAAGATTTCTTCAATTATGTTTATCAAGTTGATGATAAAGGACTTTCTCGTTATGAAAATGATTTAATGAAGTTATCTCCTGCTGAAAGACGCGATGAAGAACTGCTTAAAGCTTGGCTTAAATATACAGGTAAAGGTTATGATAGTTTGATAGAAATGGCTGTTTCTGATAAAGAAGCTAAAAAGTTGAAACTTACTGCTAGTCAACGTAAAACTACAAAAGGAGCTATTAAAATAACTAAACCTGACAGTAAAAAAGATGCTCTGAAAGATGAGCGTTTTGGTTATTAACATAATAGTAAATTTGTAGATGAAAACATTACGTGTTATTGGACAAACTCGTTATGAAGATAGAGGTTATTCTAATGAAGAATCAATTGCTTATCTTCAGCTTCAAAAGCCAGAAGAAATTAATAGTTTTCTGACTTATAATTATGGTATGGATGATGACCGTTTTCCTTTAAGTTTTATTACTGAAGGTCAAGGTAGTCGTGGTATTAAAGATGTTGCTACTGTACAATGGACTTGGAAAACTATGGGTCGTATGAAGTTTACAGACTTTGTAACTTACTTTAATGCTGCTGTTACTAAACCCGGTCAAAATGGTAGTGAATTTGAAGTTCATTTCTCTACTCATTGGTTTATTGAACAACATGGTCTTACTGCTCCCGATGGTGTTACTCAAGTTCGTATTCAGAAAGACTTAGGTGAATCTGCTTATGGTTATGCTTATCTTTTGAAACTTACTTCTCCTAATCCTGATGCTTATGTTGACCCTCAATGGTTGGCTAAAGGTATGTATTGGGCAATGAGTGCTCCTACTGTTTCTGAATCTTATTCTAAAGGTAATAGAAGCAATACTATGGGCCCTGCTGGAATGACTTCTCAACTTGAGTTTTATCGTTATTCTAAAGAAATAGCTGGTAATCTTGCTAATGTTGTTACTCAATATCAATTCCAAAATGATAATGGTGGTACTTCTAATCTTTGGATTAACGAAGAGATGCGACAGTTCAACTTACACATGAGAGTAATGAACGAAGAACGTTTGTGGAAGTCTGAATATAACCGTTTACCTGATGGTACTATTCCTTTGAAAGACCATGATAATGGTAAACCTATTCCTCGTACTGCTGGTATGTTAGAAATTTGTCGTGAATCTAACTACGATACTTATGGTGAACTTCTGACTCTTAACAAACTTGAACGTACAATAGGCGATGTTCTTGACCGTGATACTCAAGATGGTGATAAGAATGTAGCTCTTATGGGCGGTAAAGGATTTATTCGTGACTTTGAAATGGCTATCAGAAGTGATGCTAAAGAAAACGGATTTATTACTCCTCTTGGTGAAAAGATGATTCAAGATAATGGTGATGGTCTTTCTTATGGACGTTACTTTAATAAGTATAAAACTCCAGATGGATATATCATTACTGTTATTCATAATGCTTATTTCGATAAGGGCACTGATGCTGAAGCTGCTAAGCAAAATGGTATGATTCATCCTACTACTGGCTTGCCTATTACTTCTCATCAAGCTGCTTTGGTTGATATGAGTAATTATAAAGGTAATCAGAATGTTCGTATAGTACGTCAAAAAGGACAGGCTTATAAAGCTAAAGTTATCGAAGGTATGACTGATATTCCTGCTTGCTGGGGATTGCCTAATACTAATCATGCAGCTACTGAAATTGATATGGCTCGTTATGAAGTTAAAGGCTCTATTGGTTTGCAGGTAGATAGCACTACTAAGATGTTCTTATTGAAATGTGTATTATAATCATTTAAAAGAAGCTATTTAAGATATGGATTTTAACAAAGTAAATGAAGCTAATAAAGCAGGAGAAAATACTCCTGCTGCTTCTAATATAAATACAGATAAACAGGTTATACCCCCCGTAGAGGATGGAGTAGATAAACAGCCTGCTAATACAGTAGGATTTAGAGATGAAAGTCTTGATGAACCTTATACTGAAAAACGAACTATTACTATTAATTTAGTTACTAATTATTCATTATATCGTAGAGTTAATGATAAAACATTACCTAAACGAATGGATAAGATTGGTAGTTGTGTTCGTAGTTCTCGTACTCTTTCTTCTAATAAAGATGAGATTGAATCTTATTTTCCTGCTTTAATTGGTCTTGCTCCTAATAATGAAAACTTTATTTCACGGGTTAAGGCTTATCTTAATAATATTAGTGTTTCAGTTGATGAACTAGGTAAGACTTTTGATATTTCTTTCTTTTGGAATCGTAAACGAGATTATCTTCGTTTTAGAGCCGAAGAAGAAGCTATTGAAACTGCTTATATGAATAGTGACCGTAAAGGAGTTAAAGAACTTAGAGAAGCTCTTGAAGCTAAGATTACTAAGTTAAATCTTCTTGAAAGTGAAAAGTATAAATATGGTTATCCTATTGTTCTTGATGATTATCTAATTTATCGTCATTGTTTATTATATAAAGATGTAGCTAAAGATATTGCTCTTATTAATTCTGACCCATCTATTAGATTTTATTTTAAAGATGACCAAAGAGAAGCTGAGCGTCTTGCTAAACATCGTCAGGAAATTAATTCGGCTAAAGGCAATTATGTTAAACTTCTCACGAATAGTGATTTGTTTGATGCTGTATTTATTCAATACTGTGTTGCCAATAATATTAATATTCCTAACGGTATGGCTATGGACACTGTCGATAAACAAACTCATCTTGATAAATTTAGTACAAATGAACCTGCTAAGTTTAATAAACTTTGCAATGATAAGGATATTACTATTAAATCTTTAATTGAGGTTCTTATTTCTCGTGGAGAATTTATCAGAGCAATTCATAATCAGAATATTACTACTCCTGATGGTGAGTTCATTGGTGCTAATGTTAAGGAAGCTGTTACATGGTTTAAGAATCCTACCAATAGTGCTCTTGTTAGTGCTTATAAAAATAAACTTAAAAACATTTGATTATGAACATTGGGGAGATGCACGTGACGTTCAGAGAACTGGCACAACAGATGGGTATGCAGACCGTTCGTGCTATTCTCATGGAAGATATAGATATTTGTCTTAATGCTGCTATAATTGAAAAAGCTAGAAATGTAATAGTAGAAAACGTTGGACCTGTTCCTTATAATGATAAGGTTGCTCGACAAAATGCTTCTATTAGTCCTGTTAATGCTCTTAGAACTTTATACACAGCGGGTACTGTTAACGGCGAAGATATTACAGGTGGTGGAACAGAAGTTGACCCTTATAAAATTAATATTGATAGCGACGGAATAATGCTATATACAGGCTTTCAAGTTAGTTATAATGGCAAGACAATTTATGATTGCAGAATTATTGAAGCTGAAGATTTAGGTCAAACGTTAAGAGATTTCTGTAATCGTGCTGCGAAAGATGCTCCGATAGTTACTATATTTGGTGATGAATCTGGTATTAATGTTAATATATATACTGGACGTAATAATACAGTTAAACCTCAATTAGTTAAATATCTTTATATCAAAGAACCTGCTAAAGTTAAGTTTGATGAAGATAGAGAAGAAGATTGGGTTAATTGTGATTTACCTCCTTATTTACACATGGAAATAGTTATGCGTGCAGTACAGATTTATCTTGCTAGTATTGGTGCTACTTCTAATGGAGCTGATAAACAAAGTTAAACTCTAAATTAAATTAAAAATGAGACAGTTTTTGTTAGCGGGCAATATCGCTTATGGGGCGAGCTTACCTCTTGCTGCTGGAGCGGTTGCTTTTACTTATCTTGCTGATGGCAAGGAAACTATTGACGCTGACGGTACTAAGATTACCGATAAGTTTTACATTAATCTTGGTCGTGAAGCAAATGGCCCAGTAGTTCTTCCAGCTTATAAGAAACATCTTACTTTTGTTAAAGGTGTTTATCAAGCTGCTACTACTTTCTCTGCTAATCTTACTATCGGAGATGTAAATGCTTATTCTGATTATTCTATCATGATTGTGAAAAAAGGATTAAAGTTCAATGAACGTAATCGTTGGACTGCTACCATTCATACTGGTCTTAATCCTACTGCTAATGATGTAGCAAAGAAATTAGCTAACCAAATTAATAATAATACTGTTGGACATGGTATTAAAGCATCTGTTTCTGATGCTAAAATCACTCTAACTGCTGAGTCTAAAGGTATTGATTATGAAATTCTTGGAGCTGATGAATTAATGGATATAGCTGTTACAGTTACAGCTCACGGTTTACCTGCTTATGGTGACGCTGCTTATATTACTGATTTAGCTAATAAGGCTGCTGCTGATGCAGGTATTGAATATACTTACCGTGATACTTATACTGAACTGTACCCTGCATATCCTATTAATCCTTTGAAGCAACCTGATAGTGCAGATGCTGGATATACTATCTTTACTCTTCGTTTTGCTGTTCCACGTGAAATGAAAACTAGAGATGAAGTTGTTCATCAGATTGTACAAATAGCATTCCCTACTAGAGCTACTGCTATTACAACTGTTGAAACTATCCTTAAAGCTATTGCTACTGAAGAAAAAGCATAACCTATTACCCGACTCGATTAGGTAAATATTAGGTAATATTAATCGAATAGGGGCTATTGGTATTAGCATTAGTGTTGATACTGATAGTCCCTATTCTTGTATCTATAAAAATGGAATTAATAGAAAATGCTTTTGAACAAGGTCTTATTCCCGGTATTGCTATTGTTATTTATCTTATAATTAATAAGATAATTGATAATAACAAAAGAAATCCTTTAGATGATATTGCTAAACTTCTTAATATAGTTACTAAAGATATTATTGAAAAAGATAGAGAAAAATCTAAAACTGTTGTTTCTATTGCTATAAATAATGCGGCATCAGAATGTACAAAATTTGTTGCTTCAACTATTATTACTAATAATGTCGATAGTAATCGTGACCAAATAGAATATAATGCTAGACACTTAGTTAATAGTGTTTATTACGATACTTATTCTAAACTTAATATGTATCGTGGAGATGAAGATTATCTTAGTCATTATATGAAAGAAGAATGGAAAGAAGATATTTATTGTGATATTATAAATATTGTCTATAATAAAAATCTTAATTCTAATCAACGTATTCTTGCATTTAATAAACGTATTGATATTAGAGTTAATGATTATACCGCTTATATTATTAATAAAGCATTTAAATAAGATAGTATTATGATAAGAGGTTATATTAATAATCCAAAACAGCTATCTAAAGAGATGCAATTGCGTATTGCAAGCATGGCTGAAAAACAGGTGAGAATAGCAGAATTAGGCTTCCCATTGAACGAAAAAAATTGGTGCAAACTAACACAAGGGCAAATTTTAATTCAAGCACTAGAAGCCTTAGAATTGCTTTCTGATGAGCAACAAAAATCAATTATTAATTCGTACAATAACTTGATGTTAGAATGAGTGAACAAATAGATGATAATTATGTTAATGGTGTCTATGTAAAAGCTGATGGAACTGAACAAGTTGAGATTAATCCTCAATATGTTTATATGACTGTTCCTAGCAAATATGTTTGTGTTTATCATAAACTATTAGTTCTTATGGCACAATATGGACTTGATATGCTTAATGATTGTTCTGCTACTTGTAAAGGTAATAATAGAAATATTGTTACTTGTTGGAATATGTTTCAATCTGCTATGGCGGCATATCAACTTGGTCAAGATAAACTTGCTGAAACTCTTCTTAAATATATTAAAGGTCAACTTAATATTATTTATGAAGGTAGTGAACAAGTTCAGTATAGTGGCTCTATTACACTTCCTGTTGATGAAGAGGGTAAAATTCATGCAATAGTTAGTTGTGGAGATGCTCCTAAATTTTATGTTGACCCTGAAACTGGTAAACTTTGGGAGAAGAAAGAAGAAGGCAAAGAATATAATGAAACTTATAGTCTTAGTGATGTTGATTATGATAATGAATAATGTGAATGTGTTCCATCCTCTACGGGGGGTCTACACTATGAATTTAGTAAACCTAGAGAACGTATGAAAACAATAGAAGAAGAACTTGGTAAAGTTAGCCTTACTTGTAATGGTCAATGGAATGATAGACCTTATGAAAGACTATGTATAGTTCATGACGGTTTCTATGCTAGCTATATATCTCGTAAAGCTGTTCCTGCTGGTATTCCTTTATCTAATGAAGAATATTGGCAGCCTATTGCTAAACTTCGAGAAGATTTAGTTATTGATTATGAAACTTTCAAAAAAGAAATACTAGAACTTATTGCTGTTGTTCAAAGAGGTCTTAAAGCTGCTAGAATTGTAGTATCTACAATGGAAGATAGAGATGCTCTTACTTGGGAACAGATTGGAGTAGGTTGTGAAGTTTATGTTATTGAAACTAAAAAGAGTTATATTCTTGATGAAATAACTCCTGTTACTAATGCAAAGAAATGGCATCTTGAAGCTGATTCTGAAATTGGTTCTAAATTTGTAGAATCATTTAGTGGTATGTTTCCAAGAGCTATTGCCGAACGTGCAGTTGCTGATGAATTTGGTATTAATATTCAAGATAATTATCTTCGTCGTAATGTTGTAGTTAATTATATGGCACAAGTACTTAAACAGTATTTTGAAGATAATGCTGTTCAAATACTTGAAGGTCAGATTACTCCTGAAATGCTTAGTGAATCTGTTAAACAAATGTTTACTGCTTCACAGATTACTAATGCAGCTGATGAAGAAGATTTAACAGTTGTTGATAATCTTCTTAAATTTGCAGATAAAGACTATAATACAAATGATTATAGTGGAAAGGCTCGTAAATATCTTCGTAAGAATATGATTGGTGGTGTTAATACTCTTACTCAAGATATGATTAACGAGCCTAATACTATTTATATACTTCAATATGATTATTGTTTAGCTGGACAAACTATTGAACTTCCAGATAATAGTATTATTCTTTGGAGAGGTGGTAGAATGTATGATGGTGCAGTTAAATTAAATCAATGTAGACTTCTTAGTAATTATCGTCAAGAAGATATGTTTGATAAAGAATCTATATCTCTTGATGGAAATTGGGCTGTTGGTCAAATACTTTATCATCCTCTTGATTTAGGTGAAGATAATAAACAAGTTGAAATTGTTGGTTGGGGTGGAGCTTATACTAATGATTTTTATTGGTTTTGGGATGGTGAAAAATGGGTAAGTATGGGTTTTGATTTATCTGTATATCTTACTCGTGCTGAATTTGAAGCTTTCTTAGAGAAGTTAAGAGAAGAGATGGAAAAGTTTTATGCTTGGCTTCTTGCAGAACTTAAAAAGATTAATGACCATCTTGAAATTCATGACCAACAAATATCTGAATTACAACAAAGTATAATTGATATTAATACTAGAATTAATAATCTTATTACTGAATATAATGCTAAATTTGAAGATATTTATAATAAGATTGGAGATTTAAATAGTAATATAGAAGGTAGTATTAATAATCTTGAGCAATATATTAATAATAAGATTGAAGAAATTCTTAATAAAATAGATCAAAGTGGTAATAATATAAGTAATGCGTATAAACAGTATTTTGAAAGTAATTATGTATCAATGTTTAAAAATAAGATTAAAGCTGGTACTAATATTACTTTTGTTGAAAATGATGATGGTACTATTACTATTAATGCTGCCGGTGGAGGTTCTGGCGGTGGTGGACTAACCGAAGAAGAAGTACGTAATATTATTAATTCTATACTTAATAATTATTATACTAAGCAAGAAATTAATGATATTATTGCTGGTCTTGAAGGAGGTGGTGGTTCTGGTGGAGATGGCACTCATAATGTCATGTCTGTTACTCAACTTGGTGAAGCTAGAACAGGTAAATATCTTGTTATGAATAAATTTGCAGATAGTGAAACTAAACCTAGTAGACTTGATGTAGATTTTAATTCTCTTTATACTGATATTAAAAATAAACTAGTTAGAGAAGGATTTGGACAAGGTGGTGGAAGCGGAGAAAGTGGTGGAGTTGCTGCTAGTCAAATTCAAGCTTGGATTGCTGCCGTTGTTCCTATTGGCTCTATTATGCTTTGGGATACTTCAACTCCTCCTAATGGTTGGGAAGTTTATACTGCTGCACAAGGACGTTTTGTTATGGGTTATATACCTAATGGTATTAATATTTATAATAATCCTAAACAAGGAACTCTTGATTGGAAAACTGTTCTTGAAAATATTAAAGATACTTATGATCCTGCTGCTCCCGGTCGTAATGTAAGTGCATATGGATTTTATATCGGTGGCACAGATTTACCTCTTCATCAACACGCTGTTGCTGTTGGAAAATCTAAATCTGGCGATAATAATCACTATGTTATAACACCTAGTAACTGGCGATTTGTATCAGGTGATTTAGATGGGGGTGCTAAAAATGCCTATCCTTATGGCACTGATAGAAATAGACTTGATAATTTTGGTATTAATCGTTCTACTAATTGGTATATGACTGGACCTAATATTAGTAATAATGGTGAAATGACTTGGAGTCAAATAAGTGGTAATAGATGGACAGGTAATTATCTTGCTATTAATAAACTTATGCCTACTATTGCTTTACATTATATTAAACGTGTTTCTAATCCGTGGTAATTATGGCTGAAGAAGAGAATGTTTTTGTTGGTACTAATTGTCAATCTTTTGACCCTAGTAAAGTTCAGTGTGATAAAGAGGGCAATATGCCGATTCATATACTAGATAAGTATTGTGAAGAAAACGATACTAGATATAATATATATCCTTTAACTGTTATACAGGCTGTATTTGATGGTTTAACTGGTACTAGACTTGATAGAATACTTGCTGCTTGTAATAGTGTTTATTTAACTTGGGAAGGTACTTTTGCTAATACTGTTAATAAACTTGATAAAATTTATCGTCGTAAAGGATATATTATTACTTATCGTGATGCAACTAATATTAATTGGACACAACGATATAATAGTGATGATATTAGTGATATTGCTTGGACTAATCCAAATAATTGGGAAGGATGGTCTTTTGATACTGTTATTAAAGATTTAGCAGAAGCACTTGAAGAGATATTTACTAATATAGGTGATTATAAAGACTTTCTTGATATTATTACTGGTTTCATTAACGATTTTGTTATTAATGTGTTTAATAATATTAATAATTATCCTAAACTAGTTGAAATTATTAAGAATAGTACAGTTGAAAGTTTGCCTATTATTATTAAAGATATATTTAATAATATTAATGAATATCCTGAGCTTAAAGAGATATTTAATCAATATATTAAACAATGGACTGAATCTATCTTTAATAATATTTCTTCTTATCCTGCTCTTAATCAATTCATAATTAATGCTATTAATTCTCATGTAGAAACTACTATTGGTAATATATTTAATAATATTGATAATTATCCTGTAATTAAGAATCTTATTATTAATAATACTGTTAATAAAGTAGTTGATATATTTAAAAATATTGGTCAATATCCGGAATTACAAGAAGCTATACAGAATAATATTAATGAACGTGTTGATTATATATTTAATAATATTAATAATTATCCTGAACTTATTGGTATTCTTTCTGATTTAGTTTGTAATTGTGTTAAGAATATATTTGCTAATATTAATAATTATCCTGCTCTTGTTACTTGTATTAATAATGCTGTAAATAGCAGAGTTGATTATATTTTTAATAATATTGATAGATTTCCTATTCTTAAGAATCTTATTGAAACTAAAGTAGAAGCTAGAGTTACTTATATATTTGAACATATTAATAACTTTACTGAATTACTTAATGTTATTAAAGGTAATATAGAAAATATCTTTGATAATATTGATAATCATCCTAATCTTAAAGTTGTTATTGAGAATAAGGTTGAATCTACAGTTGAACATATCCTTAGTAATATAGATAATTATCCTATTATTAAAGAGAAGATTATTCAATTCTGTAATGAAGCTATTGAAGCTAAACGTGGTGTAGCAAATGGTATTGCTAGTCTTGATGGAGATGGTAAAGTTCCAGCAAGTCAATTACCAAGTTATGTTGACGATGTTCTTGAAGGATATTATGTTGATGAAACTCATTTTGCTGAGAAATATATAGAAGATGCTCCTGTGTATTATACCCCTGAAAAAGGTAAGATTTATGTTGATATAAGCGAAGATACTGAATATAGTGGTAAAACTTATCGTTGGTCTGGAACTAAATATGCAGTTATATCTGAAACTTTAGCTTTAGGTGAAGTTACAGGTACTGCTTATGATGGTGGTAAAGGTAGAAAAACTACTGCGATAGCTAATAGTTTACCAAATACTGTTGTAGATATCATAGAATTTGGTCAAGCATATGCAAACTATGTACAATTAAAATACCATTATTATCGTAAAGAATTTGTAACTGACCAAGATGACCATTATACGGCACAATCTCATAAACATGTAGATATACCTATTGCTACTACTCAATTAGCAGGTGTTATGTCTGCTGCTGATAAAGTTAAACTTGATGAAACTTTACCTAATCAAATTACTGAACTTGGTAATAATGTTTATACTAAAGAAGAAATTAATAATAAGTTTAATAATGTGCCAACAGTAGAAAATACTTATACTAAAGCTGAAGTTGATAAAGCTATTGCTGATGCTATTAAAGCTTTAATTCCTGATGGTTATGAATTTGTTATTAAAAAGAAAACAACTTAATATTAATTATGGTGGTACTGAATAAGTGCCACCATTTAAAGTTTATAAAGTTATGCAAGATATTAATCAACAATTATATGAAAGAAAAGATACTCCTGAAGAATTTATTCCTGTTTATGGTGTAGTTATAACTGTTCCTACTGGAATATATACTAGTGGGCAAAAAGAATTTACTTGTGATAAAACTTTTGATGAAGTCAAAGAAATATTATTAAAAGGTGGAAGTATTATTGCTGTTGATAATAATAGTAGAGTTAATTTTGATATAATTGTTATAGGCAATAATGATATTAGTGCCACAATTACTTATTTTTCTAATGATGGAATTAATAAAATCGATTTAAGTTGGGATAAAGGTATAGCTAGAATTGGTGGTGAAGAAACAAAAAGTATTAATACTTTTGTAGCTATAGGTAGTCTTTCTCTTGTTAATAATTATAATATTGGAGCTATAATTACTAAAATACTTAATAGTGCTACTGAAGGAGAAGTATTAACTGCTATAAATTCTATATTTACTAATTTTAATGGGTTTACTTCTGCCATTAATAAACCTAATTCTATATTTTATGATAATAATGGAAAATATAGTGTTAGAGTTAGTGGTAGTGTAATTGTAATAGTATGGGATGCAGATACATATATAGGACATATTACTATTGATAACACAGGAGTTTATACTTATAATACTATTCAAATAGTTGACCAAACTCTTTATAGATTATCTGCTCTTACTGTTGAGCCAATAGTTAATCCTAAAATATGGGTTGGTACTACTACTCAATATGCAGCTATTGCACAAAAAGATAACAATACTACTTATATAGTTAAATCAAACGCTTAAATTATGGCTATATATCAAGGAGATATTGGAATACATGATATTAAACTTGGTAGTATAGATGTATTTGAAATATATCAAGGTTCTAAACTTGTTTATCCAGAGAATACAGATGTTACTATTACTTTTAAATTAAATGTTTCCGGAAGTGTTACTATTAATGGTTATACTCCTGTTATAAGTGAAAACAATACTAAATTTGTATTTACTATTCCTATTAAAACTGATTATACTGCTAATATTACTGCTGAACATTATAAATCTCAAACTATTAGTGGTAATAGTGGTTATTTACCTATAGCTCATAATGTAGAATTAGAATGGGAACAAAGATTTATTTCTTATACTGTTACTTTTCCTACTGATGGAGCTAAAGTTTTATTTGATGGAATAGAAAAAGGAGTTATAACTAATGGTAAGTTAGTTGTATTAATTGATGATACAGAAGCTAAAGATAGTTATACTGTTACATTTGAAAGTAGTAAAGCTAGTATATATAATACTAGTACATTAACAGTAGTTGATAGTAGTATAGCTAATACTGGTGGAAGTTATGATTTAAAACTTCCTACTAGTTCTGTTAAAAGTGGATATAAGAGAACTGACTATGCATCCTCCACGGGGAGTATAACCAAGGGTTCTACTTATGCTGGAACTTGGATTGAAACTGTTGTTAGTCTTACTGCTAGCTTTACTAGTTCTACTACTTTAGGTAGTATAAGTAATAATGTATTAACTATACCTAATAATGAATCTACTAATACTAAAAATGGTACTTTAACTGTTATATTTGCTTTAGAAAATAGTCAAACTAAAGAAGTTAGTGGCGCTTTAAATCAAGCTGCTGGTGCTAAAGTTTATACTGATTGGGTACTAGATTTACAAACTGATGGAACTAGTGTTGAAGCTAAAGGTGGTACTAGAACAATTACAGCTAATATTGCTCGTAGAACTTATAAATGGAATAACACTGGTACTGTTTATAGTGAAACTGCTACTCCTACTATTAGTATTAGTGGTAGTGCTAGTCTTAGTGGAAATCAAATAAAATTTACATCAAACGAAAGCGTTTCAGCTCGTTCAGCGACACTTACAGCTAGTTATGTAGGATTGTCCAAAACGGTTACTATAACGCAGCAGGCAGGCGCAAAAGTGTATTCAGCGTGGTCTGCTTGGACTGTTTCTATCTCGGCAAGCACGCAAACGATAGCTGCAAGTGGTGGTTCATCTACGATAACTACTAATGCTAGTCGTTCTCGTACTTGGACTTGGAATGGAGTTGGTACTACACATACTGATACAGAAACTGCTACACCTACACTTAGTGGTAGTGCTGGTGGATTTACTTTAAGCGGTAAAACTGTTACTGCTAGTAACAATACTACAACAAATAGTCGTAGTATAACTATTACTGCTACTAGCAATAATGTTTCTAAATCTATTACTATAACACAATCTGCTGGTGCTAAAGTTTATGGTAATTGGTCTAGTTGGACTGTTAATATTAGTGCTGATAAAACTAGCATTGGAGCAACAGGTGGAACAGCTACTATATCAACTAGTGCTAGTAGAACTAGAAGTTATACATGGAATGGTGTTGTTGATTCTGGTGGTACAGAAACTGAAAATAGTACTCCAACATTAAGCAAAGTTAGTGGTGATGGTAGTTGGGCTAATCCTAAAGTTACTTATGGAAATAATACTAGTACAAGCGGTAAATCAACTGTTATTCGTGCTACTATTGATTCAACTACTAAAGATATAACTATTAGTCAATCTGCTGGGGTTAAACAATATAGTGCTTGGTCTGCATGGACAGTTAATATTTCTAATAGTGGAAATGTTGCTGCTAGTGGAGGTAGTTCAAATATAACTACTTCTGCAAGTAGAACAAGAACTTGGACATGGAACGGAGTTAATGGAAGTGGTGGAACTGAAACAGGAACTGGAACTCCTACTCTTAGTAAAATTAGTGGCGCTGGTTCTTTTGATAGCAATAAAGTAAGTTATGATAATAATACTTCTACAAGTACTAGAAGTACAGTTATTAGAGCTACAATGGATTCTGTAATTAAAGATACTACTGTAACTCAAAATGCTGGTTCTAAAACTTATAGTAGTTGGGGAGCATGGTCTATTAGTTTAAGTGCTAATGTAACAACTATTGCTGCTGCTGGTGGAAATGCTACATTATCTACTTCTGCTACTAGAAGTTGTACTTGGCAATGGAATGGCACAGGAGCAACTTATACTGAAAATGCTAGTGGTTCTCCAACATTAAGTAAAGTTAATGGTGCAGCTTCTTTAAGTGGTTCTACTGTTAGTTATGGAAACAATACTTCTACTAGTTCTCGTAGTTCTGTATTTAGAGCAACAATAGATAGTACTACTAAAGATATAACTATTAGTCAATCTGCTGGGGCTAAAGTATATGGAAGTTGGTCTAGTTGGTCTGTAAGTTGTAGTGCTAGTAATTATAAAGTTTGGGCAGGAGGTGATTCAGTAACTATTTATAGTAGTGCTTCAAGAAATAGAACTTGGGCTTGGAATGGTGTTGCAGGTTCTGGTGGCACTGAGTCTGATAGTGCTACTCCTACTATTTCTGTTACAAGTGGTGTTGGAGTTTTAAGTGGTAATACTTTAACTTTTAGTAATAACACATCTCCTGATACTAGAACAACTAGAGTTACTGCTAATTATAATGGAGTTACTGATTATTGTGATGTTATGCAATATGGCGGTGATAAAGTTACTGAAAGTTGGACATCTTGGCAAGTAACTATATCTGCTAGTCCTACTAATATTGCTGCTGCTGGAGGTAGTTCTACTATTACTTGTAGTGCTGTTCGTAGTAGACAATATACTTGGAATGGAGTTGGACAGAATTTTTCTGAAACTGAAAATGGTAATCCTACATTAAGTAAATCTGGAGATGGCACATTAAGCGGTACTACTAGCGGTAGTAAACTTACTTATGGTAATAGAACTGCTACAGCAAGTAGAAGTACAACTGTTACTGCAACTTATAGTGGAGTTAGTAAATCAATTAATATTACACAATCTGCTGGTGTTAAAACAAATATAACTTCTTCTACAAAAGTATTGTTTTTGTATGACGGGGCAAGTGATTATGTTGAAGCAATTAATAATTCTGTGTATATTAATAATGCTAGAGATAATAATGGAAATCGTAATGGAGCAGTTAAGTATAATATTCGATTTAAAGTTATTATTACTGAAAGTTATAAATGGAATAATGTAGGTAATGTTATTTCTTCTGAATCTTATGGTAGTATTGACCGTCATAAAGATATTTCATTCAATGCTAGTACTTTATTACATAAAGATACTGATAATTCTTATTACGGTAGTTTTAGTATAATGTCTAAAGCTAATGCTGATGAAGAAGAATATTCAGCAGAATATATAACTAATAATAATATAATTATTACTTTATATGTTAGACGTCCTAGATTATATTGGCAAATATGGTGTAATGACATTCTTGAACAAAAAGAGCAACCTTTCATTGTTAATGTTAATAGTATTACGAGAACAAAATTATATAATCATAATACTATAACTGAAGGTTGTGCTGGTAGTGGTGAACAATATTTATATCTATTTAGTACATCAAATATGATGGCTAGTAGAAGTATAACTGTAAAATTAATAAGAAATAATAATCCTAATGATGTTTGTAAATTAGTTAGTTTTACTGACATAAATACAGATATAAATATTAAAACTAGTGTTGGTCTTGAAGAAGATGGAACTGTTATAAGAACATTTGTAACAAGTTACATTCAAACATTGTCTACTAATCTATGTAAAGTTACATTTAAATATGCTGAACTAAATTTTATAATAATTATAACTAAAGGTACTGGTAATTAATATGATAAGAATACTATTTAATATAACAATATCGCTAATGCTTATATTGTTTATTTACTCATTAAAGTTATTTAAATTAATCACATAATTATGAACAATAAACAACTATATGAAAAACTAGGTCAGAATAGTTATGATAAAGTATTTCCTATTACTTATCTTCAAAATATTCTTGACAAAGATACAAACAATGATTTAACTGTTGTTCTTTCTAGGTTTAATCATTTATGGATTCCATATCAAGGGACTAGAGTTAATACTCGTAAATCTGTTCCTGCTATTTTTAGACGTAATAGTCTTACTATTAGTTATTATGATGCTGAACATAATCTTTCTGTAACTGAAAGTTATATAGGCAGTAATCTTCAAGCTGGTGTTGAAACTAGTTGGGTTTCTGATGATAATTGGACAAAAATTCTTAGTGAGAAGTATCTTGAAGAGAATGGTGCTAAGATTCCAATTGCTGATGGAACTATTGATTGGGACATGCTTAATGAAGCTCTTAAACAAATGATTGCAGGAAATGGTAAAGTTAATATTATTAATTATCCAGATGAAGAAGATATTACTCTTAGATTAAGTCCTGGTTGTTGTAATGTTAATCGTCTTAGTCTTAAAGATAGACCTTATGAGCCTGAATATAAAAGTGGTAAAGGATATAAAATAGTTCGTAAGGTTTTACTCCCCGTAGAGGATGATGCTAGTAATGCAGAACAGCTTTTATTTGATGGTTTTCTTAGTGATACTTATTGTGAACAATATGGTCAAATAATTCTTAATACTGATAAGTATGAAGTTATTAGAACAAATTTAGGTAATACTGCTAGTATTTATTATGATACATATCATAAATTATTTGTTCTTAGAGTTAAGACTATTCATGATGGAGTTGGTTTTTATAATTATTATACTAGATGGACTATTGTAGAACCTACTGATAGACTTCATCCTCTACGGGGGGTCAACACTCCTGTTTATGGAAATAGTGAAGATTATAATATTTATAACACTTGTCTTTCTGATGAACGTCCAAGACTTGGTATTATATATGTTAATTCAGTAGATAATATTAAATATTATTTTAATGAAGAAAATCTAGTTCAAGTTAAGAATAATATTTATCTTAATTATAAAGCTGTTCTTACCCAAGATATGCTTAACGAAGAAAATACTCGTTATATTATTCGTTATGCTTTTGATTTAAGTGGTAAAACTATTACAATGCCTGTTGGTTGTGAACTTGTATTTGAAGGTGGTATTATTGAGAATGGTACTATTAATTTAAATAAATGTAAACTTACAGGTATGGTTGGTGAAGAATCTGAATATTTTCCTAATGTAACTTGTAGTAATTGGGCTAAAGGTCAGATTGAATATCGTAATGGAAAGATTTGTTATTGGAATGGTACTGAATGGAGAGTAATGGGTGATACTTCTTCTATGGAAAGTTATACTAAAGAAGAGATTAATAATATGTTTAAAAATTATTATACTAAATCTGAAACTTATAATAAAGAAGAAGTTAATAATTTACTTAATAGATATGTTACTAATGATACATTTAATAACTTTAAAGAAGAAATAAATCAAACTATTACTAATAGTGTTAATCTTGATAAGATTCAAAAAGCTATTAATGATGGATGCGGAGTTAATATGACTATGCCTAGTGCAAATAATAATAAACTTAGTCTTCCAATTTGGACAGGAACTGCTACCCAATATGCAACTATTACCCCAGTTGCTGGAATGACTTATAATATTGTTGATGAATAATGAGTTTAACTCTTGGACGTGAAGGAGGAATTGCTAAACCTCTTAAAAAACGTACAGTAGGTCAAACTAATATTGCTCATGTTTATGATGGTGCTAATCATATTTGGCCTACTTCTGTTATTCATTTTAGTGATTTTACTAGTGTCCAACTTAGATATATTTGGGGTAGTGATGATGGACGAGATTTGGATACTAAATCATATTATGTTAATTCTCCTATTAATAGTTTAAACTATGTAGCTGTTGGCTGGTCTTGGAAATTAAGTCAAATTCCTTATCTATATTGGGGTGGCGATAATACTAGCTCAGGTGCTGAATGTGTTATGTTTAATATTGAATCTATGATTGACCTTGAAGATAAAATGCCTGATATAATGAAAATGAATCTTTGTGCTAATTGGTATGGAAGTTTGAGTAGAGGTCATGTTACTGTTGAATGTACTGCTTATAAAGGTGGAGTTATTGTTTATGCTTGGCAATTAAAGAATAATGAAAATGATGTTGATAATAGAGGAATGTTTATTTTTCCTTTGTCTGATGGAACTATTAATATGCCTAACGGATATGGTGGCTATAAAGAATGTTGGTATGGTGAAGTTATTAAAAGAGTTGCTAAATTTAATAATGAAGTAAAATATTTTAGAGTTAATCCAATTAATGATAAAGTTATTGGTTTAGATAATATTAAAATAATTCGTCATGGCGGTGGTTATATTCATCGTGATGGTTATTGTTGGTATGAAAATCAACCTAATGATAAATATAAAGTTTGGAATAATCAAGTTAATACAACTGGTACTCCTTTAACTCTTGATAAGCCAACTATTAATATAACTAGTGATGATAATTATAGTTATGAATATCATACAGTTTTGTTAAATGAAGATAACACTGTTTATAGCAATGTTTACACTGATGACTATAAATTTAAATTTGGTTTTGTTGCAGGTAATTCTGAATTTAGAGGACAACAAACTATTCAATGTTATGTTGGTACACAAGGTGGTAAAGCTGATGATGGCAAGACTTCAATAGGTGAAATAAAATATACTAAACTTAATAAAATTGGTGAATTGACAATATATAGTCCTATTGAAAGTTAAATTAATGTTAATTACCAAACAAAGATAACGGTTTAAGCGTTATAGATTATGTAGTTCAAACTACAAGTATTAATTTATTTTTTTAACTTAAACCTTAATTTATTATGCAAGTAATTGAAAAAGTGAAAGTTGTTCCAGAAGGCTATAATGGTGCTGGAATGGATTATGACGGTGGTAATCGTCGTGATGTAAACGGTAAGGCTAATGCAGGTTTAACTCTTGGTATTATCGGTACTGCACTTGGTGCTTGGGCTTTGTTTGGTAATCGTCGTTCTGCTGGTGCTAGTATTTTAAGTGGTGCTGGTGGTGAAATGTTAGGTGATGGCTCTACTAATATTAACGTACTTGCTGCTACTGCTGGTAGTGGAAGCGGTACTCCTACTGCTTTTCAAGCATGGGAAAAATCTTGTGAAGATACTTTAGCTCTTCAAGGTGGTCTTTATCAATGGGCTTTGACTCAACAGAATCAACGTTTTGAAGATAGAGAACGTCTTAATAGTGAATTGTTTGGTGTTTATATTGATGGGCGTAATCGTACTGATGCTCTTATTGAGAAAAATAACACTGACCATTTTAATCTTTACAAATATACTCGTGATGCTGATGATGATATCCGTAAAGAGTTATCTGATTTGAAAGCTGAATTGGCTGTTACTAAAGCTATTCGTCCTTATCAAGATAAACTTATCCAATGCGAAATGGAAAAGATGTTTACGGCTGGTATCAACTATACTGATAGAAAGACTTGTAATGTTATCTATGGTGTAGTTACTCTTCCAAATGAACCTACTGTTACTGGTCTAGTTGAACGTAATGCTTGTGGATGTTTACCGTATGGTTTTACTCAACCTGCTAGCGGAACTCCTGCTCAGTAATATTACTAAGTTTGATTAAGAATATAAAATTGAAAGAGATATGATACCTGTTAATCAATTCATACTAGGTAGTAGTGACCCTTTGCTATATCCTAGTGAAAAAATGACTAATAGCATTGATGAACAAATTGCTTTTCTTCAAAGTCAAAAACAAGCAATTAATGAAGCTTATCGTCGTAATGCTATTCCTAATGCAAATAATGGTACAACTCAAAATCAGCAAGTTGTAGCTCAAGGAATTTGATAAGTTCTTGAAGCCCATTGCAGATAAAGATGGTATGATTGATATTGAAGGTATATTTGATGAAGAAATGGAAGTTATTAATAATATTGATAATTTTAATTTTGATATACCTTTTATTGGTGGCGGTAATATTTCTAAAGGTATTATATCTCTTGAAGTTCCTTATGTGAATAAAATTGTTGCTCTTAATCAAACTGATTTAGAAGTTTTAAAAGAATCATTAATCAGTTTAAAAACAAAGTAATATTATGAGAGAAATGCCTTACATTCAACCTTACCATGTTGGTAATCGTCGTGGCGGTAATCAAAATATTCTTGATGAATTTCGTGAATTTCTTGATGCACGTGGAGGACGAGGTGGTCGTGGTGGTAGAGGTAGCATGAGAAATCGTATTGGCTATGAATACTTACGATACTTATGGTCGCTCTGCTAATAAAAATGACCGAGAAGAAAAGATTTTAACTATGCTTATGAGCGGTGGATATAATGACGATGGCTATCATTTTAATGAGTATGAAGCTAAAGAAGTTGTAGAACAAATGTATCATGTTAAAGACAACAAGAAATATGTTGGTGAAAAATATGATATGAATAAAGCTCATGAGATTTGTGAACGCTATAAAGAAGTATTACCTAACGATGTTGAACCTTGCGATGTTTATGTTGCAATTAACGCTCAATATCATGATTATGCTAAATTATTTGAAGAATGGTTTGGTGGTAATATAGATAATAAAGTGTTTGAAAGTGCTATTACATTTTGGTTTAAAGATGTAGATTTTGATGGTGATAAAGTGTGGGAATATTTTCACATGAATAACTAATCATTATTGTAAAACTATAAAAGGGAATTATCTTCGGATAGTTCCCTTTTTTATTTATCTAAATTTTAGTATGGACAAATTTATTGATGTAATTGTAGATGGTATCCTTAGTAATTTTGACTTTGGATTTATGTTTATTGTTAATGTTCTAACTTATATTATTATTAAAGTTATTGATTACTTTAATGGTGATAATAAAGTTCCTACTTGGCAAAAACGATGTGTATTAGTAATAAGTATTGCTACTATGGCTTGTATTTATACTGCTGCTGGATATGATAATGCTATTATGCTTGTTAATAGTGCTGTTCTTGCTCCTGTGTTTTGGAGTTGGGTTGTTAGTCCTATTCTAAAGAAACTTGGAGTTGGCTATAAAGATATTGATAATACTATTGGTTAAGATTGTATGAGATTGATTAGCTAGGTTTGATTGACTGATTCAAGCCTGCTATATCCTCTACGGGGAGTATAGCTTGCCGAATTTGGCTAGTTTTAAGCCTAGCTGATTAACTGTACATGATTTAATGAAAGTCTTGTTATGAGCCTAAAAAGTGGCTCTATTGATGTACATAAATATTTACAATATTAAATTTCAAAATAGTAAAGTTATGAGAGTTATTAAGACTAAACATTTTCCTTTTAATGGTTATAAAGCTATTAATATTTTTGGTATTATATTTACTAAAGGAGAATTAAGTAATAAAGAACTTAATCATGAAGCTATTCATACAGAACAAATGAAAGAGATGTTATATATCTTTTTCTATATATGGTATGGTATTGAATATCTTATTATAAGACTATTTCATATTAAACAACATGATGCTTATAAAGATGTAAGTTTTGAAGAAGAAGCTCATATTAATGATGATAATCTTAATTATATTAGTAAACGTAAACATTATACTTGGACTAAATATCTAAGTATTAATAGTTCTAAAACTGCTTAATTAAAAAATGTTAATAATATTGTTAAACTACTTGTTATTAATAATATAATTTATATTTGTAACAAACTAAATTCTAAAGATATGGAAGATGATAAAAGAGTTAATTATAAGTTAGATGCTATTAATAAACTTATTAATAATCTTAAACTTAGTATTTCTGGTAATAAAGAACATGATGAGCTTGGAGAAAATAATGTTATAGTTAATCTTGATGAGATTAGTCAAAAGATTACTGAATTACATGAAATGGTTAAAGCTGAATTTGATGAGTTTGAAAATCAACATAAAAGTGAATCAGATGAAACTCAAACTCTTCTTAATAATCGTTTTGATAAAATTGATGCTAAATTAGATAGTATTAAAGCTGCTGTTGATAGTATGAAAACTACTATTGGTAATAAACTTGATACTGTTAATTCTACTATTAATAAAGCAAATACAGATATAGTTGCTGCGATTAATGCTATGAAAGCTAGTAATGATACTAAAAACGATGCTATAATTACTGCTCTTCAAGGACTTGTAACTCAAGTTAATCGAAATACTAGTAATATTAATTCTCTTAACGGTCGAGTTGATGCTCTAGAAGAAGATTAACATGAATTTTAATTTAGTAGAGATGTATAATGGCTTGTTAAGATTTAACAAGCATATACTAAATGAACTTGCAGAAGGACTTAAACATTTACCTAATTTAGATGGAGTATCTAAAGGAGATAGTTTAATTATTAATGAACAAGGTAATCCAGCTTGAGGTTCTGCTGCATTTATTCCTACTTTTGAAAATGCTGCTTATGGTATTGAATGGACTAAAGATGATAATGATATAATCAGAATTGGTAATGCTAAATTTCATAGTTTAGTGCTTGTATTAAATCTGATGATACCAGATATTTAGGAGGAAATAAAAGTTCTTCTATTGTTGCTATTAAATTACAAGGTAGACCTAGAACTGGAATTAGTTATGATAAAGCTAATGAATTTTGTGCTAATCGTGGCGATTGGATTACAATGATTGATTATCTTGAATATTGTGCTTTACAAGCTCTTTGTTATATTGAGTATGCTAATTTTGATAATCAAGCTGCATTAAATACTAATTTAACTAGTGATGGATTTAAACAAGGTGGTCTTGGTGCTGGTGTTACAAATTTAATTTTGCAAAAATGGTTAGCTTTTAATGGTGGTAATCCTATTGTACAAACTTATTGGACTGCTGAACATAATATTGGTAATGGTAGTACAAATGGTGGCCATTATGAACTAGGAAATTATAATACAGATGGAAGTAATTTTGCTACTTATCCTGCTGTTTATCGTGGTATTCTAAATTTCTTTGGTGATATATGGACATTTATTAGAGATATAGCTATTATAAATCGTAATGCAAATTATAATAGTGTTTATCTTCTTAAAAAAAGGTGTTAATCATTCTGATGTTACAATAGATAATATTCAAGATAAATGTTATTTTATAGGTGACCAAGCTAATACTAATAGTTTTATTACTGAATTTGATTTTAGATTTGGTCCTTATTTTGTTCCTAATAAAGTTGGAACTAATAAAAAAGCTGACTATAATTGGATAAGAGGTAATAATGGACAAGATACAGATAAAGCTGTTCGTGTGCTTCTGCTTGGCGGTTACGCTGATAACGGTTCTAAGGCTGGCTCTGATGGCTTTTATTCTCTTTGGGTTCGGTCGGATTCTCATGCTGATGTCGGCTTCTTTACCACAGTTAAGCTTGATTAAATAAGTCCACGTGGAACTGTTGCTAGGAGTAGTTGGTTAATTAATTTGTTTTCTGTTTTTGTATTTCTCGATAATACTCCTGCAACAGTTTATTATAATATTAAATATAATAAACTTAAAACATAATATATTATGACTAAAGATAAA